GCGCTTAATACGTCCCATACGGATTGCATCGACCCACTGGCTTATTACTTCATCCAGGCCGTCAATTACGTCTGTCTTGCTATCAAACAGCGCCTTTCCCCGCCCTTTGTATTTCACGGAAGAAAAGATCCTCAACGGGGCTGCAAGCATTATGTCTCCTGGCACACCAACATCAAACAGATGTGCTGTTTCTGGCAGCCTCTTTAACTCCGTTTCTTTCCCTGCATCATCATACAATTTGTATATGATATATCCATTGCCATATGCCTCTTCCAGCCGAAAATTCTTATTTCCGTCTTTATAGTCAGTATAAAATTTGATCTCTTTAAGCCGCGAATGAACATATACAAAATCTACATTTTCAGCATCATAAAATTCTACGATCGGATACTTACTGCATTCGTCTGCCGTTATTTTAAACGCCCCGTCACCTGAAGCCAAAGCTCCCGCAATGCCTTCTCCGATCACGTCATTTAATCTTTCTTTCTGGAAAATCTTATCCCAGAGTTCTTCTAAACCTTCCTGGTCATCTCCAAAAGAAATACTATTCATATCTGCCAAAACAATATCTTTATATCGATCAATAACTACGGCCACAATACCGCTATGCATTTTTCTGACACTTCCCTGAGCTTTGGCTGCCCAGAAACGCGCTTTTTCTACACTCCAGCGTGCAGTTTTCTGAAAGTATTGCTCAATCTCTGCAGAATCTCCACGATACCACAATTTATTCCGGATCACATTAGCCTGAAAGGTATGTGGCTCAATGATCACCACCTCCCTGTCCTGCCTTGTATCTATCCGGAACAGCTTTTTAACAAAATTCTGAATCCAGTTCATTCTTATCATCCTCTATAAATCTTACTCTGGTACGGAATCCATGCATATTGTACGGAATTGACCATATGATCATGACCGTCTTCCGGTGTGTTATCCTTATCTTCCTGCCAGCTATATACTTCTAATTCATGTATATAATTTGGACAAGTATCAAGCACATAGAAGCACGGATCGTTATCTTCTTCATAAGCCAACCAGCCAAGCTGCATATTGATACGGTCTATGATCTCCATTTTTTTCCAGGCATCATTCAACACATACATGCAGCCATTCCTGCGTTTGTATTTATTCCACTCCTGCATCGTTGCCTGATCAGCGTTATCCAGGAAGGCATTCCGGGCTAGTCCCCATTCTTTTCGATTCCGATCCATGAAAGCAACAATGTTTACTACCGTATCAGAAGGTGCAAGCGGTTTTTCCAGCTCTGCATTGCTGTATACCTTTTCATCTAATACAATGCACCTGCCTTTATTGGTGATGCCAATAAAAGACAATGCTATTGTATCCGGGGACTTCTGGGAGTAGGATGTATCAATCCCAGCTGAAAAGTACATAAAAAATTCCTGCTTTTTGGGGCCGGTTGATGCTTGGACGAATTGCTTCGCCCATTCTTTGGATTTTACATGCACCTTTCTGCTAAAATTGGAGAATACCAGGCCTGTTGCCTTACCTCGCAGCCCCTGGATCTTATTCTTCCAGATCTTCGTGCCTTTCGGTGTATTAGCCAAGATTTTGTCCAGCTTTTCCTTAGGCAGGCCCAGATTATGGGCAAAAGAAAAGAACCAATGCACCCAGCCGTGCTTTGGTTCTTCTTTCAATTCATCTTTGATTTCCTGTGGTGTTTCCTCTTCCCACTCTGGCAGAGGCCGGGAGCAGTTGATGTACTCTTTATACACCGGTAATGACGGATCATCCGGATTAAGCGTAGCCATGAGATAATCACAACGCATAGCCGCCTCTCGTACAAAGTCTATATCAGCTGTGTTGATCTCATCAATATACAGGCAGCCATACTGACCACCCAGAGCCTTCTGCCATTTCTTCTTGTCACCGTAGCCCATCACGTATATGACTTTATCACCACCGGAAGTATGGAACAGGATATGGGGGATCTTATCGTCCTTAGTCCCGTTGCCGTTGTACTCAACGAGGACACCAAAATCATCCATGATGCCAAGATCTTTGTTGATGATGTTCTTCTCAGCAGTACCGGTATCCTTGGCTGCTATGATGTGCAGCTTCTTGGGAGACTCTGCCACTTTCAGCATGAACTTAAACAGCCCTACTGTGGTTTTTCCGGCCGCTGTTGTCCCTTCCAGGAACTCTACCGGCGCATCACATCTGAGAAAGGCTTTGTATTTATCTGATAACAACAAACGTTCTGCACTCACTATCCACCACCACGCATCTGCCGGATCAGGTCATCCAGCTTAGTCTGCTCTGTTTCCAATCCTGTAACTTCCAGCTTATCCTTAAACATGCCAAGATGCCGTCCCAGAAGCTCCAGAGCCTTTTCTTTATCATTTAACTTAAGCTCTATACCGTTCTTTCCTTCTTTGATCCCGGCAATAGCCTTGATCTGATTCTCCGACAGTTTACTGGTATCCGTCAGGATCACGTTTCCATGAGAGATCTGTACAAAGTCTGTAGCCTTGGCAAAGGCGATCGCAGCCAGTTCTTCAATCACGCGGTCCTGTGTGACCTCCGTCCGTTTCTGGCGCTCCTGCATGCGTTCTGAGATATAAGCTGCAACCTTAACATTTCTTAACAATCTTGTGGCTGCAGCTGCTGCAACTTCATCATTCTTCACTCTTGGATAAGCGACCTTGTAAGCCCGCGTGGCATTCAGGTCAATGAGATATTCATCTGCGAAAATCTTCTGTTTTTCTGTCATTTTGGGCTCACCTCGCTTTCGTCGGTTTTAGGTATAGAAAAGGAGCCACGCTGGGTGACTCCTCTGCATCGAAAATGTCAAGCATTAATTGGTAACAATTCTTTTTCTAGTAAAATTCTCTCACATTCTGTCTTTAACGCTCTTGCATACTCAAGTACGAACGAATAATGAGATGTCTTCTTCTCATATTCAAAATTGTATCTCCAAACTTCAAACAGCTCTTCTATGTCGGACACATATTCTTCGAAATGCTGTTTATCATATACACTATTTTTAAGATTATTTCTCGTTTCTTCCGAAAACATCTTATAAATATCGGTTTTTAATTTATGCCCACGTATTTCACTTTGCTGGCTACACGCATATGCAATTGACTTGCTAAACAACTCACACGCAAACACACCCATCGTAATCGTCGGACTAAGCAAATGTAATTCACAGCGTTTTGAATCCATTTTTTCTGCGGCATCCAAATATTGAAGTGCCTCTTCATAGGCACCGATGGCTCGTACTTTGTAATCTGTTATCTTCGTTTCATCTTTTCGTCTCTCTAATAACCTCATACTTTACCCCCTCTTTTCTTTTATCATACCTCAAATTCGACAAAAGAAAAGCACCTATCTCACGACAGGCGCTTTCAAAAAGGAGAAGGAAATACTGATAGCAACTAAAATCATCGGAACGGAAGGGCTCGAACCTTCGCTTAGGACACAAGCCATTGCTCTACCTACTGAGCTACGTTCCAAGGGGGAGGCAACAAGCTTTCGCCTGCTGCCTGGTGGGGTTCGACGTAAGCCGCCGGCCGTATGCCTTTGGCTTCCACTCTATTGTATTACGATACAAGCGATATAAACGATATTTTTACAAAATATTATGCTCTTTCAAATACTTATCCCTTATATAGAGTCTTGGATAGTCTGGACTATTACTGTATCCAATCTTTGCGGCAATCCTGTCCCACGTCATTCCCTCTATGTAGAACATCCGGAACACATATCGTGCCTGACCGTCTTCAATAGATCTTATCCAGTCCTCCACAGCCTTGCACCGTGCTTTCTTGTTATCCAGTATCTTCTCACGGCGGTCACGTAGCTTCCAGTCAAAACCCGGAACAGCTTCTGGCCTGGGATAACCTTTCTTGTAGTCCATAACAACACTGACACCAATCCCGTTATCACCTTCCATCATCTCTACCAGTTCCAATTCCAGAACTACGATTTCTTTCTTAAGCTTTCGGTAACTGCTCAGAAGCTTCCTGGTTATCTTTATCTTCGCCAACGGTATCACCTCATTCCTGCTCTTGGTTTGTATGTACGTTCTCCCAGAAGGTACTCCTCTTCCTTCCTCTGCTGACCTAGAAGTTGCCGTAACCGATTTAAGGTATCCCTGTTCTTCTGATCCTCGAAAAACTTCACCAACTTCTCATTCATCTTTGCCATATCTTTATTAATCCGTCTGGTTCTTCTGCTCTGCTGAAGGCTTGCTGCAATCCGGTTCCTTTCGTTCCGGTCCTTGGCAAATTCCATTTCATGAAGAAAGTCCTGGAGACGCTTGTCCTCTTCAACGACCTTATCGCAAGCATACCTGTATTCTAAAATGCTCTCATCATAGTAGCTTAGAAACTCTTCCAGAGCCTGCGCCGGTGTCTTTCTCTTACTCATCTGGTATCCTCCGTAGCTCCGGATCCGGGCAAAGGCTTGTCCCCGCATAGGCTGGCATCCTGGCTGACCAGGTTGTAGGCTTCGGCCCGTTAATAATCTCATGGTCTGATGCGGCTATGGCACTTTTCCTTTGCAGCTGGTTTGCCTTTCTCTGGGCATCTGACTTTACTAATCCCATTCTTTATGTCCTCTCCCTTCTTGCGCATGGCAGCTATCACATACTCCACGTTGGGATTTACTCGTTTCCACATTACGATAGTCTCCTACAATTTACGCACTGCTTTCGCTCTCTTTTTAAAGCGTTCTAGTTTCTCTTGCATTTGCTTAAAATCAACTCCCAGTCCCATTTCTCCCGCACATTGAACTACGTCGGTATACTCTTCTATCACAGCTGCACAAGCCTCTGGTAACGTTACTGGAGTAGGATTATCATCGCGTAAAATCCGTGCCGCTTTTAATGCTGCCTGTGCAAGTTCAGCCGACTCTTCTGCCAGTTGCTCCAGCATCGCTGCACTTCCAATTGCTTCGATCATCATTTTATATACCATCCTCTAAATTTCAGTTTACATCATTTGGCAATTGTGTTCCCTTCTTCTCATACAAAGCACAGCTAGACACATGGTGATGGATCCAGCCTGATCCGCATGTCCTCCGTTCTTTCCACGGTTCAAGATATACGAGGTTTCCGCCCATGCCACAGATGCCATATCTTACGCCATGTTTTAGACCGTCTTGTGGCTTACATCTCGGACATTCTGTACAATCCAGAAACTCTTTGTTCCCGATAAACACCGACATTGCTTACTCCTCCAAATCTTAATTTACACATTTACACCGTGATCTTTCAAAGCCTGTGTCCAAGTTTCTTTTATCTCCTTCGGGCAATGCGCCATAGCATCTGACCATGTAGGCCAACGCCCGTGCTGATCATAGAATTTATACTGATATGCAAGGCTATCCCGATTGTGCGGCTGCTCCGGGTCATGCTTTACTGCACATTCCGGACAAGTTCCCTCCGGTGTTTTACCAAGCAGTGCCATTCCATATATTTTTTTCAAATATCCCATATCTCTTCTTTCTCCTAAGATTTTAAAACTCAGTTACTCCATCCGGGCCTTCCAGATCTGCAGTATTGTCTTCGTACTCGCACCTGGAGATGAGGGTTATATTTTCCACCGGGACCTTGCAGGTTTTCGCAAATCCAGCCTTCCACTCTTCTGCCATCACCGGAAGATTTACGCTTCCTAAATTTTCTGTGTCAAAATCAAACGCCACCATCGCATAACCTGTGCTTTCCGGTCCACCGTATAAGTCAGCCCCTACGATCTCGTAATACAAACTTAATGTTACTTGTACTGTATTCATCTTCGCTCTCCCAATCTTAATTTATTACAACAAATATCATTCGTCCTCCAGCCATCTGTTATCCAAATAGCAGAATCCGTATACCGCCGCCCCTATAACAATAATCCACACTATCCAGAATCCAACTATCATCGCCGTACTACTGCTTACCATATAATCCACTGCACCGTCTATTGTGTCTGCCTGAATAAATGAGCTGCCATTGCTTATCGTGTTGTCTTTCAGTTCCGTATAAATAACACCATCGTAGGCGGTGTCTATTACATAATATTTATATCGCATACGGCTTGATTTCTTCTGTGTGTCGAGATGATAGTCTCCCGGCATGGATATTGTGCCGTATGGAAACTCTACGCCAAGAAATGATACCTTTTCACTGTGTTTTTCCCAACTATCGTAATAATCCCATGAATAGTAGACCTCTGTTGTGTAATATGTGTGGGATTTTCCGTTTACCGTGGTCGTATGCGCTACCTGTCTGGTGTGTCGGTTGTAATGTTCCTCCTGGACTTTGATATAGGCATACTCGCCCTCAATATCAGAGTCAGTAACCGGATCCACAACAGATATAGTTCCTTTCACAAACGCATTTCCGACATTGGTTCTCATGCCATATTGGAACTGCTCTGCATCATTATCGATCTTAATTGCCTGATAGTATTCCTCATTTTTGTTGTCACATGAGGAAGAAATCTTTTCACTAATGAAAAACCCACTCGTAAGCATGATAAGGATAATGACGATACTAAACATGAGTTCTCGAACCGTCAAATCCCAACCACTGCCGGAGTAGATTATCATGCTCACTTTTCTCATAGGCTTATTCTCCAAACAGATTGCTTACCGATTGCCTGTCCTCTGCACTGTATTCCAG